ATAAGTTTTACTTCTGCTTCATTTACAGCAAATGGATGTTTAATATATAATGATACAAACGCTGATAGAGCAGTTTGTGCAATCGCATTTGGTGGAGACAAAACTGTATCAAGCGGAACTTTTACAATTCAATTCCCAGCAGCAGACGCAAGTAACGCAATCCTTCGTATAGCATAGGGAGGTAATCCTTATGTCGGTGACCCGAACTTTTACAGTAACGGTAAGTAATCCGGGTGCTGGTAATAGATATTATCTTGACGGGGTTTTACAAGCTACAATAAATATTGCTGAAAACGGCACGTATAGGTTTGATCAATCTGATAACACAAATAGTGGTCACCCATTAAAATTTTCTACAACAAGTAATGGAACACATGGCGGTGGTTCCGAATATACAACCGGTGTAACTTATTATGGTACTCCCGGTGATGCCGGTGCTTATACACAAATTGTTGTAGCAGAGAGTGCACCTACTCTTTATTATTATTGTCAATATCACTCAGGAATGGGTGGACAAGCAAATACTGTTGACGACAACACTTATGGAATGTGGGCATGGGGCACTAATGAATGGGGAGACCAAGGCCCTATAGAGATAACTTTAAGTGGGCAATCTACCACTTCTAGTGTAGGTACCGTTACAGCTACTGAACTTATTGTCATATTACCAACAGGTTTACCTACTACATCTTCAGTTGGATCATTATCTTTTCAGATAAATTCTACTGTATCTTTAACAGGTCTACAATCTCAAACAGAACTTGGAACTTTTGATAATGCGGGAACATTAGTCGGTTGGGGTAGAAATGGTTGGGGTGAAGAACCTTACGGAGATTCATTTAATAAATTAGTTCAACTTACGGGATTAAGTTCAACATCTTCTGTAGGTTCTTTAGTAACTGCAATAGGAGTTCCCCTAACTGGAGTTAGTTCAACATCCTCTGTAGGTGCTTTAAGTCCTGCAGATGTTATGGGATTAACAGGATTGTTAACAACATCTACTGTTGGTACTGCGGTAGCTGGAGTGGGGGTTTCTTTAACTGGAGTTAGTTCAACATCTTCTGTAGGTTCAATTTCACCTGCAAATGTAATGGGGTTAACAGGATTAGAAGCAACTTCTGTTGTTGGAGAAGTAGAGGCTACCAATACAGAGATAGTTGTAGTAACTGGATTATCAACAACATCTAGTGTAGGTTCACTTGTCCCTGAAATAGGATTTCCATTAACCGGTGTACAGACAACGTCTGCAGTAGGTTCAATTTTACCTAATGATGTAATGGGTTTGACTGGATTATTAACAACATCCAGTGTAGGAGACATTACTATACTAGGCTATCAAGATGTTGACATAGTAGGAAATACATCGTATACAGATGTAACACACGTAGCTTAGGAGTACAAAATTATGGCATCAACTTTTACAGACCTTGGCCTAGAGCTAATGGCAACCGGCGAAAATGCTGGTACTTGGGGAACAAAAACAAACGCAAATTTAAGTCTTATTGAACAACTTACAGGTGGTGTTCTAGAAGTTTCTACTGCAGGTGGCGCAGGAACTACAACTTTAGATATTGATAACGGTGCTTTAACAGGTACTGCTCAACAAAGAGTTATAGAATTAACAGGATCAATAACTGGAAACAGAATTATAACTTGGCCACTTCTTACAGAAAATTTTTACATAGTTAAGAATGGCACATCAGGTGCTTACACAGTACAATTAAAAGCAGCTTCTGGCTCAGGAGCAACGGTTACTTTCTCAACTACAGATAAAGGATATAAAATTATTTATCTTGATGGTGTTGCAACAAATACTGGTCTCTATCAAATCAACGATAATTTTTCTGGTTTAGTTGTTGGGACTGATGTTCAGGCTTATGATGCAGATTTAACTGCAATAGGTGGTTTAGCAAAAACTGATAGTAATATTATTGTAGGTAATGGTTCAACGTGGGTTGCAGAAAGTGGTTCTACTGCTAGAACTTCTCTTGGTGTAGCTATTGGAAGTAATGTTCAAGCTTATGATGCAGACCTAACTGCGATAGGTGGTTTAGCAAAAACCGACAGTAATATAATTGTTGGTAATGGATCAACTTGGGTTGCAGAATCTGGTGCTACTGCTAGAACTTCTTTAGGACTAGGCACAGCAAGTAACGTAGAATTCGAAGATACTCAATTAGATTCTTTGGGAGTAGGAACTGCAGCTTCAGGAACAACTGGAGAAATAAGAGCAACTAACGATGTGACTGCTTTCTATTCTTCAGACATTGTACTTAAAGAAAATATTGAAAATATTCCAAATGCATTAGACGCTGTAAAAAAATTAAATGGAGTTTTATTTGATTGGAAAAAATCTTACATAGATCAAAGAGGTGGAGAAGATGGGTATTTTGTAAGAAAAAGAGATGTGGGTGTTATAGCTCAAGAAGTGGAAAAAGTTTTACCAGAAGCAGTTGGTCAAAGACCAGACGGCATTAAAGCAGTTAAGTATGATAGACTGACTTGTTTGTTAATCGAAGCAGTTAAACAATTACAGGATAAAGTTGAAAGCTTAACAAAAAAGGAAAGTTAATAATGGCTGTCCCTACTACAAATACTAAACTTTCAGGTATTCAAACTGAATTTGGTGGATCAAATCCAATAGAAATTTCAGAATATTATTCTGGTGGACCATTAGTTCCTGCTGGATCACCGGCACCTAATGGCCCTATTCCGAGTTCAGGTCAAATTACAATGGGAGATTTTAGAGGAGCTACAAGTGCTACATTTTTAGCAGCATCAGGTGGATCTGTAGCAACAGTTGGAGATTATAAAATTCATACTTTTACAGGAGGGGGACCTTTTAATGTAACCGCTGTAGGTAATGCTGGAGGATCAAATTCTGTAGATTATTTAGTAATAGCAGGTGGAGGCGGTGGTGCAGGATCCCACGGAGGTGGAGGTGGAGCAGGTGGATATAGAGAATCAGTTCCAAATCCAGCAGCTTGGCCGGCAAGTCCAATAGCAAGTTCAGGAGGAGCAATTCCTGTTTCAGTCACTAATTATACAGTAACTGTTGGTGCTGGTGGACCTGGACAAAACACCAATTCACAACCCACTGGAAAAGGAACCAATTCAGTTTTTTCATCAATTACATCTACAGGTGGTGGTAGTATTGGTAAATATAGTGCACCTACACCTGCAACAGAAAATTTTAGAGATGGGGGTTCAGGAGCAGGAGCTTATGTAGGAAATCAAAAGGGAATTGGAAATACTCCTCCAGTAAGTCCATCACAAGGAAATAATGGAACAGTAGGAAATTCAACTAGTGGATTTTATGCGTCTGGTGGCGGAGGCGGCGCAACAGGAATATCTCCAACTAGAGGAGGACCAAGTGTATCTTCTCCAGGTGGAGCAGGAGCAACATCAAGTATTAATAATTCATCAGTAGCAAGAGCTGGCGGAGGTGGCGGTGGAATTTATGCTAGTCCTTCACCTAATGCGGGAGCAGGTGGAGCAGGTGGTGGTGGAGCAGGTGCTGGTGCAGGTGATACTGGTGGAGCTGGTACTGTTAACACTGGTAGCGGTGGCGGAGGTGGCGGTGCGCCAGGTCCACAAATAGGTGGAGCAGGTGGATCAGGTATAGTAATAATAAGATATAAATTTCAATAAATAAATTATGGCACATTTTGCAAAAATATCATCTGAAAATAAAGTTCTTCAAGTATTAGTTATAAATAATAATGATACTTTAGATGCTAACGGTATAGAAAGTGAATCAATAGGAAAACAATTTTTAGAAACACTTAATAATTGGCCTGCAGAAATGTGGGTTCAAACATCTTATAATACTTATCAAAATCAACATGTTAACGGTGGAACACCTTTTAGAGGTAACTATGCAGGTATAGGTATGACTTGGAGCGAAAGTGATCAAATTTTTTGGCCTCCAAAACCATATGCTTCTTGGGTAAAACATAATGCATCAGCTTCTTGGAAATCACCTATTGGTGATGCACCAACTTTAACAGAAGAACAGACTTCACAAAATACAGCACGTACTCATAGATGGGATTATGAATGGAATGAAGAAACAACAACTTGGGATTTGACAAATTTAAAAATATAAATTAGAAATTATGTTGCTATGCAACAAAAATTTTATTTTTTAACTGGTTTTCCAAGAGCAGGAAACACTTTATTATCTACAATACTTAACCAAAATAAAGACATTGCTGCAACAGGTCATTCTTATGTTACTCAAGTTTTTTTTAATTTAGAAATAATTAAAGATGATTCAAAATATAATTATTTTAAAACAGAAGATAATTTAAAAGAATTACAAAAAAACATATTTTTTAATTTTTATAAAAAATGGAAACAAAAATATGTAATAGATAGAGGAGAATGGGCTACTCCTTTTAATTATAATATTTTAAAACAGTATTGTCCTAATAAAATTAAATTAATTTTTCTTGTAAGAGATCCAATTGAAGTAATAAAATCTTTTTTAGATGTAGCTAATAATCACCGTAATTTTTATATAAATCAACAATACAATGACATAGATAAAACCACTTTACATAGAAGTGAAATAGAAGAAAAAATAGAATTAATTACAAAAAAAGGAAGTTTATTTGATTGGTCTTGTATGGCATATAATTTTATTAAAAATAATAAAGATGTACTTTTTATTGATTATAATAGTTTAATAAAAAACCCTAAAGATAATATAAATAAAATTTATAGTTTTTTAGAAATACCAAAATTTAAACACGATTTTAATATTACAAAACAACTTTCAATAAATAATATTATGTATGACGATAGTATTTTAAAAGCCCCTCTGCATACTATTAAAATGGGAAAACTTAAAAAGACAACATACGATCATATAAAAATTCCTAATCATATAGTTGAAAAATATAAAAATTTTATAAGTTGAAAATAATAGTAAATTTGATAGAATAGATTGGGTACTAGAATGATAAAACAAATATTGACAGAACAAGCCTTATATTGTGGAGATATAACAATGCCAAAAGGTTTTAAAATCAATGGTGATCAATTTAGAGCAGATATTTTAGAGTCGCATATTAAAAATAATGATTTTAAATTATCAAAGAATTGGGATAAATTAAATACATATGTACGAGATCACGTTGGTCTTGAGTATGGTTTTAGTTTAGTTAACAAAGAAACGTGGGGAAATTTTTATAACCCTCTTGAAATAACTACTCCTTTATTAAATGTAGATCCTGTAAATTTAAAAAACGCTCCAGACTTTACATTGTTATATGGTGTAAAAGTTAAAAACTGTATGGTCAAAATACACTATGAGGACAACAGACGTAAAGGAAGAAGTTGGGACATAGAACTTATAAATAATATGTTTATTATGTTTCCATCAACTAATATGTATTATATAAATAATAAACAGAGTCAGGGTTTAAATTTTGTACAAACTATAACTTATGAATATACTTAATTATTATTATTATTTTACATCTGCAATACCTCCAAAAATATGTGATGATATAATAAAATATGGATTATCAAAATCAGAATCTGTAGCCAGAACAGGCGGTTATGATAAAGAAAAATTATCAAAAGAAGATATTAAAGATATACAGAAAAAAAGAAATTCTGATTTAGTATGGTTAGATGATACTTGGATATATAAAGAATTACACCCATATATTTTTCAAGCTAATAAAGAGGCAGGTTGGAATTATGAATGGGATAGATCTGAATCCTGTCAGTTTACAAAATATAAAATCAATCAATATTATGATTGGCATTGTGATTCTTGGGATAAACCTTATGAAAAAGAAGGACCTGACAATGGTAAAATTAGAAAGTTATCTATGACTTGTCAGTTAACCGATGGTTCAGAATATGAAGGTGGAGAACTAGAATTTGATTTTAGAAACTATGATCCGCATATGAGAGAAGAAACTAAACATCTGAGACAAGCAAAAGAGATACTTCCTAAAGGATCTATCATTGTTTTCCCATCATTTGTATGGCATAGAGTTAAACCCGTAACGAAAGGAACGAGATATTCATTGGTGATGTGGAACCTAGGATATCCATTTAAATAATGAAAGTTATAATAGTAGGTGGTGGTAGTGCTGGGTGGATGACAGCAGCAACTTTGGAATCTCAATTTCCTAAATATAATATATCTTTAATTGAATCAAAAAATATAAAAACTGTTGGAGTTGGAGAAAGCACTATTCAACAAATTCAACAATGGATGCAGTTACTTAATATTAAAGATAAAGATTTTTTAAAAGAAGTAGATGGATCATATAAATTATCTATTAAATTTACAGATTTTTATAAAAAAGGTGAAGCTTTTCATTATCCATTTAGTTCTCCAGAAATTAATCAAAATTATTCAATATTTAATGATTGGTGGTTTAAAAAATTTATATATCCAAATACACCTAATTCAGATTATGCAGATTGTATTTACCCAACTCAAATGGCTTATGTAAATAAAAATAAATTTAATACTAAATTAAAATATGCTTATCATTTTGATGCTACAAAATTTGGTACATGGCTAAAAGATAAATACTGTAAAAAAATAAAACATATTATTGATGATGTAAAAAGTATAGAACAAAATGAAGAAGGAATTGTTTCTTTAAATAAAAAATATAAAGCAGACCTTTATATTGATTGTACCGGTTTTAAGTCATTGCTTTTAGATAAAACATTAAAAGAACCTTTTGATTCATATACTGATATGCTTCCAAATGATTCTGCCTGGGCCACTAAAATGCAATATACTAATAAAGAAAAACAATTAAAATCTTATACTAATTGTACGGCTATCGAAAATGGTTGGGTATGGAACATACCTTTGTGGTCAAGGATGGGTACAGGTTATGTTTATTCAAGTAAATTTGTAGATGATGATACGGCTTTAAAACAATTTAAAAAACATTTAGGTCAAGAAGATTTAGAATTTAAAAAAATAAAAATGAGAGTGGGTATTCATAATAGATTATGGGTAAAAAATGTAGTTGCAATTGGTTTATCTGCTGGATTTATAGAACCCTTAGAAAGTAATGGTTTATTTACTGTTCATGAGTTTTTAATTAAATTAATTAGAAATTTAAGAAGAGGACCTATATCTCAATGGGATAGAGATAATTTTAACTACGGTTGTAAAAAATTGTTTAAAACTTTTGCGGAATTTGTAGCACTACATTATGCACTATCACATAGAAATGATACAGAATATTGGAAAAATAATTTAAATAAAACATGGTCTCAAGATTTAATTAATTTAAAACAATCACATATATCAGGTTTTCAAGAAGCTGTTTTTTATAGGGAACATAATTTTCACCATGCACACAATGGTGGTTTTCATTCTATTGCTGCGGGTATGAACTGGAGCCCAACTGATCCTTGTTCTTTGAAACATGTTGGTTCTTATGATAAAGAAAATTTTAAAATAATAGCTAAAAATTTAGATGATAGAAAAAATAAAATTATAAAAAAAGTTGTAAAAGAAACTTTTTTATTTACCTATTTAAAAAATAATATATATAATAAAAAATAAAAAGATGTTTAAGAAAAAAAAGTATACAGTTATTCGTCAAGCAATATCAAAAGATCTAGCAGCCTTTGTTGCAAATTATTTTAGTATGCAGAAACAAGTATATGATACTTGTATGCAAGAAAGATACTTTTCACCTTTTGAAAACATTATAGGTCACTACGAAGGTCAAGACCAACAAATTCCACATACATATAGTCAGTATGCAAACATAGCTATGGAAACTTTAATGTTAAAGTGTCAACCTAAAATGGAAAAAGTAACGGGTCTTAAATTATATCCCGCATATACTTATGCAAGAATATATAAAAAAGGAGATGAACTTAAAAGACATAAAGATAGATTTAGTTGTGAGATATCTACCACTATGAATTTAAGTGGAAATGATTGGCCAATATATTTAGAGCCATCCGGAGAAGTAGGTAAAAAAGGAATTAAAGTAGATCTTAAACAAGGAGATATGTTAGTCTATTCTGGCTGTGAGCTAGAGCATTGGAGAAATAAATTTAAAGGCTCGGAATGCATTCAAGTATTTCTTCATTATAATAATCGCAAAACACCGGGTGCAAAAGATAATATGTTTGATAAACGTGCTCATTTAGGACTACCTTCTTTTTTTAAAAGATAGTGTCAATAATTAAAAAATTTGCTGATACTTGTTTAGTTGAAACTAGTTACCCAAATAAACCTGAATCGTGGCATGTACAAGGAATGTTGAAAGATAAGTCTAATCAAATATTTAAATTTGATGTTAGGGGTATGTCTAAAGTAAATGAAAACAGACTAGAAAAACAAGGGAAATTAAACTCTAAGGCTGAAAAAATGGTGTTTGAAACAACTACCCATTGGGTTATATTTGATACTCAAGAAATAAGTAAATACATAGAAAAACACAATATTACAGATCTGTTATTTGAAGATTTGATATCTGAACTAGAATGGAATATAGTACTACCAAAATAATAAAAAGCATATACAATGAGGAATTATGCTACAAAAATTAGGTTTTGCCCCAGGATTTAATAAACAGGTTACCGAAACAGGCGCTGAAGGTCAGTGGTTTGATGGAGATAACGTACGTTTTAGATATGGTTCTCCTGAAAAAATAGGCGGTTGGGAACAGTTAGGTACAGAAAAACTAACCGGTGCTGCAAGAGCCATACATAACTGGGATAACAATGTTGGAATAAAATATTCTGCAATCGGAACCAATAGAATTTTATATGTTTTTTCAGATGGTGAATTCTATGATATCCACCCTATAAGAACTACAATCACTGGCGCAAATTTTACAAGTACAGCAGGATCACCAACAGTTACAATAACTGTTTCATCTAACCATGGTCTGCTAGATAATGATATAGTATTATTTGATGCTGTTTCTGGTTTATCTGGATCTACTTTTACAAACGCTACATTTGAAGATGAGAAATTTATGGTAACTTCTGTACCAAGTAGTACCACTTTTACAATTACAATGGCCACTAACGAAGCCGGTACACCTGTAACTAATGCTGGTTCTGCTTCTGTTCTTTGTTACTATACTGTAGGACCTGCTACACAAAAATCAGGTTTTGGTTGGAGTTCAGGTTTATTTGGTGGTGTAGTAAATGGAGAAGCAACTAGTACTCTTGCAACAGCTTTAACAGATACAACTACCACTAACATAGTTCTAGCTAGTTCAAACGCGTTTCCGGCATCGGGGACCATAAGAATAGGTACAGAAGATATTTCTTACACAGCGAATAACACAGGGACAAATACTTTAAGCGGTGGTGCTAGAGGTGCAAACAGTACAACAAAAGCAACGCATTCATCAGGTGCAACAATTACAAATATTACAGATTACAACGGATGGGGTGAGGCTTCATCGACTACACAGTTTACACTTAACCCTGGTTTATGGGTTCTTGATAATTTTGGTACAAAATTAATTGCTCTTATTTATAACGGGGAATGTTTTGAGTGGGATGGATCAAGTACAAATGCATTGACTACTCGGGCAACAATTATATCTGGAGCACCAACAGCATCACGTCACATGATAGTATCAACTCCAGACAGACATTTAGTTTTTTTTGGAACTGAAACTACCATTGGGGATAAATCTACACAAGATGATATGTTTATAAGATTCTCGGATCAGGAAAATATTAATGAGTACACTATAAGAGCAGAAAATACAGCAGGTTCTCAAAGGCTTGCCGCAGGATCTAAAATTATGTCTGCTATCAAAGGTAGGGATGCTCTTTATGTATGGACCGATACCGCAATATTTTTAATGCAATTTGTAGGTCAACCTTTTACTTTTGCCTTTCAACAAGCAGGGACTAACTGCGGATTGATTGGTAAGAATGCTTGCATCGAAGTTGATGGTTCAGCTTATTGGATGTCAGATAATGGTTTCTTTAACTATGATGGTCAGTTAAGATCGATGCCTTGTCTAGTGGAGGATTTTGTTTATTCAGTAGATCCCGGACTCGGACTCAATAATACAACTAGAGATTTGATTAACGCAGGTATTAATAATCTTTTTGGAGAGATAAGCTGGTTCTATTGTTCAGCTTCGGCTACTTCGGTCGACAGAGCGGTTACTTATAATTATGTAGATTCTACAACTGACAGACCTATTTGGACAACAGGGTCTTTAAATAGATCTGCTTGGGTAGATTCTTCTGTATACGAAAAACCTCATGCAACACTTTATGACCCAGATGATAATGCGTCTTATGATGTTACTGGTAATGTCGACGGAAGTAGTATATACTATCAACACGAAACAGGGACCGATCAAGTTAATGCCGGTAATATTGTTACTGCTGTTAATGCTAACATTCTTTCAGGTGATTTTGATATTACTCAAAAAAGAAGTAACACGGGAGCAACTGTAGGGACTCCTGATCTTAGAGGAGATGGTGAATACATGATGAGAATAAGTAGATTTATACCAGATTTTATAGAACAAACAGGGGATACTGAAGTTAGTTTTACAACAAGAAACTATCCTAATACCGCTGCAACAACTACAAATTTTACATCAACGGAAACTACAAATTTTAAAAGCACTAGACTTAGAGCTAGATCAATTGCATTAAAAGTATCTAATACAGGTTCTGGGAAAAATTGGAAACTCGGTACATTTAGATTAGACATTGCACCAGGAGGAATGAGATAATGGTAGCGTTTTATAATCAAGGAGATCAAAATATATATAAAGATTTTCAATATGTTCCTCAAGAAAAATATAGATTAGGTTTTACAGCCCCTGTTCAAGGTGGAGAACAAAATGCGTCTACACCTTCTTTTGGTATAACAAACACAAATGCTTTTACAAATAGCGGTGGTAACAATTCTTATTCTGGTCCAACTAGTAATTTAATAAATAATTTTAACGCCATTAACCAAGATAAATATATGGATAGTCAAAAAACACCTAATGTAGATATGAATTATAATCAAAAACTACAAGCTAATTTTATGGGGATGCCAAGTTACAGACAACAAGAATTAACTGGTCCAGATTTAGGTGAGTACATAGGAGGACAAGAAATAGGTTATACTCCAGGAGGTGAACTTGGTTTTTCATATGGTACAGAAGTTCCTTTAGAACAAACTATGGCAGGTAAAATACAGTCTGGTTTAGGTAAAGGTAAAGATTTAATTAGTAAAGGTGCAGGAATGGCTTTTAATGCTGCTCTTGGTATACCGGGTTTATCGTATGCACTAGGAAAAATGGATAGATTTAATACCTTACCAGCAATGGATAAAGAATTTATTAACCAAAATAAATATTACACAGGTCCAACAGTATTTGGTGAAAATGCATCAGGATTAGGTAAAGATCCTTACGGGATTAATGTAAGATCTGCTTTGGGAAACTATGGTGCATATGTAGATAAAATGGCTGCAGGTTATAAAGATATAACTGACGAAGAGTTTGAAAAATTATCAAATTTTAAAAAAACAAAAATAGGTTTTTATAGAGAAAAAGCAAAACAAAGAGCTAGAGATTTAGAAATAGCACAATCAGCTGCAGCAGCCGCTAATGACAGAGCCACTAACCAAGGTTTTCAAAGAGCAATGGCACAAGGAAGAGAGTTTTATGATCAATTTGGTAAAGGTGGTCAAGAGGCAAGTCAAACAAGAGAAGAAGCTGGCCCAGGATTTAGTGGTTCAGGTACCGCAGCAGAAATGGGTTCTTTCGCTAAAGGTGGTAGAGCCGGATACTTCTTTGGTGGTAGAGTAAATTTTAAAAACGGAGGACTAGCAGGTTTATTATAATGGCTAAACTTGTACAATCATTAACTAGAGCAGGTAAGGAATACACACAGGTTAACCTGCAGTCATTAGTTAGGGATCTTGACAGTATTATAATAAAATTAAACAGTACGTTTCAAGAAGAAGTAAAACAGGAGATAGAAGCTAAGAGTTTCTTTTTAGAATAATGGCAGTAGTAAACCAATATAAATTTAAGGGTATAGATAACGATACAACTGGTAATGCTTTGGCTCCTTTGGGAGCAGGTAATCCTTTAGTCAATGAGACTGTAATTATTAAATCATTGCTTGTTACATCTGCGTCTACACCTACAGTGACTGTTGCAAACAACAGTATTACAGCAATTAAATCAGCAGCATTGACAGCTGATGTTACAAAAGAATTATTAACTCAACCATTAATAGTAGAAGGTGGTAGTGCCTTTACAGTGCAATCAAGTAACACGGGTTCATTTGACATAGCTATTAGCTACTTAAACATCAAAAAGGAGAAAATAGACTAATGAAAATATATGACGCTAAAGTAGAAGAAACTTACAGACACCTTAAAACCGGTGAGGTTTTTAAGGAGAGAAAAGACTGGGAAGCCAAGGGTTATAAAGCAGAAGAGATGGCACAGGACGTAAAAGTTATCATGCCGCCTCTTGATTTGTCCGCAGAAACAAAGTAAAACAGATAAACTAAGGATAAATTTATGGCAATTTCAAGGATGCAACAACCACAACAAATGCAAGGCGGTTTAGGGGCTTTAGACGCTCCAAGACAGGGTTACTTTTTAGGTAAACTTGTAAAGAAAGCTACGCGTGCTGTTAAAAAAGTTGCTAAGAGTCCACTAGGTAAGATGGCTTTAATCGGTGGTCTTGGTTATTTAGGTGGCGGTATGATGGGTGGTACAGGTGGGCTCTCTAATTTTAGAGCTTTAGGTGCAGGTTTAAAAGGTTTCGGTGGTAGCACACTTGGTAAATTAAAAAGTAGTGAAGGTTTTTTAGGTGGTGTTGGAGACATGTTTAGAAAAGGTGGAGATCTGGTAACAAATTTAGTGTAGGTAGAATGTTAGCTGGTGG